CTCACGGGGGCACCTGGGTGCGAAAGCACCTACTTGGGTAGACACACACTATCCGAGGCCTGAGTGGCCGTTGGTCACTTAAAACCAACGGTCCACTCGCCTTTCAACGGAGATCTTCCCATGCAACGTATAAAGTTCTCGACGCCTCATTCCGTTCTTAAAGATCGGGATGGAAGTAGACAGAACACTTATACGTTCAGGGACGAAGCCCTTGTTTACTCTCAGAATAATCGCTTCGACAAGCGTCGAGGCCATTATATTAGTGGAGGTCCTTTCCACGTTTACAAGACCTGGGATTCTATCTCAGAGATTGTAAAAGGAAGGGATCGTGGTGCTTTGATGACTTCCGCCGCGCCCTGGGAAATGTACCTGGGGCCTGGTAGGATGTCACCTTACACCTCCTTCGCTAGTGAGAGCGCTACCAAACTGAAGGCCGATAGCGAGATTGCGAATGCTTTCTCGTATGGCGCTACAGGGTGGAAGCGTGCGCGTCCTGGCAATCCTACTGCAGGTTTGTCCAACTTCATGTTGGAACTCCGCAGCTTGCCAACACTTCCATTGAGGTTATTTAACCGTCTTCGGTCCTTTCGGGCCTTAGGCAGTGAGTACCTGAATGTCGTGTTTGGATGGCTACCTTTTGTCAAAGACGTTCAAGACATGTATGAAACCTATCGTAAAATCGATAGGCAACTTGCATGGATTGTTCGTAATAACGGCAAAGGTGTCCACCGTCGTCGCATGATCAAGGACGAGAAGAACACTACCTCTGTAGTGACAAACTCAGCCAACTCGTTCGCGGGTTGGCTGGGCGTTATGCCTCCATTGCCCTTTTCTGGGCATATAGGGACACAGACCACTACAAGTAGAATGGTGTCAGAGAAAGTGTGGTTTGTCGGAAAATTCCGATACTACATTCCTGACATTAGTTCTTCGCAGTGGACCAAGCGAGCTACTCGAGCACTTTATGGAGCTAATATCACTCCTGAAGTGCTTTGGAATGCTCTACCCTGGTCCTGGTTGATCGACTGGTTTGGGAACATCGGCGACGTCATGTCGAATATGTCCTCTAATGCAGTCGAAAACCTGACAGCCGACTATGCTTTCGTGATGCGAGAGACTCAAGATATTGAGACGATCACATCTACGACATCCTGGAAAACCATGGGTCCTGATAGGAACTATGATATCAAGGGCGGAACGGCGACGGCTTCTAGAGTCAATCTAGGAATCGTTACCAAGTCACGCAGTCGGGGGTCTCCGTTTGGGTTCGGTGCTCATTTTGATAGTTTAAGCAACTATCAATTGGGCATCGCCGCCGCCCTCGGCATTAGCCGATGGGCATAACTCCAATGTTTCGAGAGCTACAATGTTTGCAGATCCCCAATCACTTACCATCGCCACCGTTGCTCAGACGCTTCCTGCGACTGAACGCAATGGGCAGACTTCCGTTTACAAGAAAGACGACGACGCGTATCGTCTGACAATCGGGCACCAGTATGGACGTCGGAATCGGTTTACTGTGCGTCTTGACGCTCAGAAAATCGCTCCGGATCCACTGGCTGCTTCGAACAATCAGATCTACACGGCGTCGGTTTATCTTGTTTTGGATAAGCCGCCTGTTGGGTACACCAATGCAGAACTCAAAGACATGGCCGTCGCGCTTAGCGCATGGGCTACGTCCGCGAATCTGCTTAAGGTGCTCGGTGGAGAGACCTAATAGCTATGCTATCAGATCTCAGTGTACCAGTTGCGACCAACATATGTCATACGACTAGCGTCGTATGTGCATACTGGTCTTGGCTGGTTGGTATAGTTGGTTGGGGTTAGCATTTCTGCAAACCCTGGAGTGTCTCCCTCTCAATAGGAGGTGGCATGAAAAGCCTTGTATGGCTCACGGAACAGGTTCTGCACGAGTGCGGAACCAGGTGTGGTGTCGACCCGTCGCGGGACGTAATCTACGTCTCGCGGCGCGTGGAGAATGAAGGTACTAGTTTCTTAACTATTACTCTTCCGGCCTTTTGCAAAGGATTCGAAGAATCCCTGGCAACTGGTCGCCTCGAACCAAGCTTCTTTCCGACTTGTCGGTTCAGAAGAGGTCTCCCCGTATTCTTACGGGGTTTCCTGTCGAGGATATTCCACGCCGATCGGCGTCTTAGAGATGATGCTTGCATCGATTGCATTTCGAGTGTAAGGCAGATATGCTTATTACACAAGAAAGTCTTACTCCCGTGCACGAAAGAGCGCGAGCGTAAGGCCGAGCAAGCCTTTATCTCTTGTGAGAACGAACTAAGCGTTTTGAAGCTAGATGAGGCATTCCTCGATACATTCGAGAAGGTCTCATCTATTGTCATTTCTGACATTCTTAGTGGGACCCCGGAAGGGGATCCCTATCAAGAGCTCAAACCGCGCCACGGCCCTGGTTCTACCCAGGAGCGAATACTCGGTAATGCTAAGTATTCGCACAGAAAGTGGCACACTCGGTTGGAGGACTTCTTCCCATTCACCGAATTCGGTGTCGCATCACTGCGAAACCTCGGTGGTGAGAATTGCCCCTTATCGAGTGTTAAGTTCGTCGAGCCCGGCGCAGAGTCACCTGTTCGGGTGGTCTTTGTGCCTAAGACTCTGAAAACTCCTCGTGTCATTGCAATCGAACCTGTGTGTATGCAATACACACAACAGTCCGTTTTGCAATGGTTCGTACCGCTCATTGAGCGGGGTCGATTTACTGGCGGTAAAGTAAACTTTACCGATCAGTCGATCAACCAGAACCTGGCTCGTATAGCTTCGATCGATGGTAGCTTAGCTACTATCGACCTTAGCGAGGCGAGTGACCGAGTGCATCAGAGCCTCGTACGTAGAATGCTTCAAGTAGCACCATACTTTCGTGATATGGTATTCGCTTGTCGCAGTACGAGGGCAAAGTTGCCAAGTGGGCTAACGCTCACATTGAACAAGTTTGCTTCGATGGGCTCAGCCTTATGCTTCCCTATGGAGGCTTTAGCATTCTTTAATGCTATTGTCGCCAGTCGGATCATAAAAGCTAAGGCGTCGGTTAGCACCTCGACTGTACTAAAGTACAGCCGGAGTGTGTACGTTTACGGAGATGATATCATCGTCCCCGTAGACGAGGCACCTTCGATTTGCGATGACCTAAGCCTGATAGGGCTGAAAGTCAACAGAAACAAGTCTTTCTGGACTGGTAAGTTCAGAGAGTCTTGTGGAATGGACGCTTATGCTGGAGTAGACGTAACTCCTGTCTACTGCCGGCGTAAGTTTCCAGCAAATCGACGGTCTCATAAAGAGATCGTCTCTTGGGTAGCCATGGCTAATCTCTTCGCAAAGAAGAAGATGTGGCGCGTGGCTCAGGCAATACGTGAGAACATCGACAAGATGTTCAAACGTCCATTGCCGCACCTTTCGGAGACGTCTCCGGGAGTCGGATGGAGGGGTTTCAGCAACACCCTGACAACCGATCGTTGGAGTCGCGATCTGTATAGACCCGAAGTTCGGGCCTTTACAGTCGTTCCAAAGAAGACACCAGATCCGTTAGACGGAGATGGTGCTCTCCTGAAGTTCTTTTTATCCGCTGGTGAATTCACCAGTTGGATGAAGGAGATTCTTAGCCCAAAAGCTAAGGATGTCCAGAACTTACTTGAGACTGCTAGGCGCGGAGCCCTAACACTAAAGCTCCGATGGGTCCCTG